GATACGGACAGGCAATGGGGCTGGTGTGGCTTGCACAGTGTTCGGAACTTTGGGTAATCGGCAGACGCATCACTTCCGGCATGGAAAAGGAAATCAAAAAGGCTAAAGAATGGGGCATTCCCGTCAAACGCTATGTTTTCAAGCGTGGTCCTGAAACGAAACTGCTTGATGCCCTCTTTTACCCCGATATCCAGTTCCTTGAGATGGATGTGTAAAGAAAAAACATGAATTGGAGGATAGGCTATGGCAAGAGAAAAGAAAGCAAAAACCGACAATCAGAAGAACCCTGTTGGCGTAGATATGGCGAAGCTCACGGAGGGTATCAATCTTGTGTTTTCGGGAGCAGTAAAAATGCTTGAAGCAATGGCATACACCGTGCCGGTTGATGGCAGTTTTACAGTGAATTCAATCACAGATAGTTCATCTGCGATTGATACCGTTTCTGCGGAGAACCACATTGATTCTGATAAGCCAAAGACAGATGCGATTGTCGATAATCAGCCGCAGGGACAGCCGCAAGAACCGCCGCCTGAAACAAAGGCTGAACAGGAGAAAACACCACAGGAGGAACAGAAAAACGAACCGCAGGAATCCGAAGGAAAATCCGAAAAAGCGGCGGTTTCTGTCACTCCTAACGATATTACAAGGATAATCGTTCGCAAAATTAAACAGAACAAAGAGAATAACGATAAAATCCTGATGATATTGAAGGCCTACGGTGTTGAAAAGGTGAGCAACCTTAAGCCGGAAAAATACGAAGCCTTTGTTACCGACCTTGCGGCTCTGTGAAAGGGGGAATGTTATGCCGGATGTTCACGCACTGCTTTCTGCATCAAGTTCTAAGCAATGGCTTCACTGTACACCTTCTGCAAGGTTGCAGGAGCAGTTTCCGAATGAATCTTCCGTGTATGCCGCCGAAGGTACATTTGCTCATGAGGTTTGCGAGTATAAGGTCAGAAAGTATCTGAAAGAAAGAGTAAAACGTCCTCAGTCAGAAGAATACTACACCGAGGAAATCGACCAGATCACAGATGTTTATGCAGAGTTTGTTATAGGCATTATTGAGGAAATGAAAAGGAACGGCTGCGAACCGCTGGTCATGGTTGAAGAAAAGGTTAATTACAGCCACATTGCGCCATCAGGCTTTGGCACAGCGGATATGCTGATAATCGGCAAGGATGAAAACGGGAAGGGTGTTCTGCATATAGCAGATTTCAAAACTGGACAGGGAGTTTTTGTCGATGCTGATCATAACTCGCAGATGATGCTCTACGCACTCGGAGGCTTGGCCGCTTATGGCTATATTTACGATATCGAGATTGTCCGTATGAGCATCATCCAGCCGAGGCTTGAAAATATCAGCACATTCGAGTGTACCAGATCGGAACTTGAAGATTGGGGCGAAAGTATCAGAGAAACAGCAAAACTTGCATACGAGGGCAAGGGCGAGCAGACGCCTGGAGAATGGTGCCGTTTCTGCCGTGCAAAACCCGTGTGCAAAGCGTGTAAGGAAGAGGCTCTTTCCCTCTGCCGTGAGGAGTTTCTTGATCTGGATGAGAGTGCATTAAGCGAAGAAACGGATGCATCTTCCGAAGCAGATGGGAGTGAGCTCGTTTTCAAAAACCCCGGATTAGTGCCAATATCAGAGCTTGCACAGCTTTTGCCTACATTGAACCGTATCGGTTCATGGATAGAAGCGGTTTTCTCTTTTATAAGCTCCGAAGCTATCAATCACGGTGTTCCGATACCGGGATATAAGGTAGTCGAAGGCAGAAGCAAAAGAGTGTTCACAGATACAAACGCTGTTGTAGATGCGGCTGTTGCTAACGGCTATACCGACATTTATAAGAAGCAGCTTATTACCCTTACAGAGTTCGAAAAAATGATGGGTAAAAAGAAATTTGCTGAACTGCTCGAAAAGTATGTGACTAAACCGCCCGGAAAGCTGTCACTGGTTCCCGAAAGTGATCCGAGAGAACCTGTGGTACTCAATAATTCACCTAATCAGGAGTTTGCAGTCCTTTTCGATGACGGTGAATGACAGTGAATGACAGAGAGTGAAAATGGCGAGAAAGCAAGAATGTAACAGGACTGCATACAATGAATATTTATACATTTTGGAGGTAAAAATTATGGCTAACACAAATCAGAATAACCCGACTACCCAAGCACAGACACAGACGACCAAGGTAATCATTCCCTGCCGCATTTCTTTTGCGAACATCTGGGAGCCTAAAAGTATCAACGGCAGCGAGGAAAAATACAGCGTTTCCTGCATTATCCCGAAGAGTGATGCGAAAACCATCGCAAAAATCAAAGCCGCTGTTGAGGCGGCAAAGGAAATCGGCAGAAGCAAAAAATGGGGCGGCAAGATTCCTCCGAATCTTAAACTCCCTCTCCGTGACGGTGATATTGACCGTCCCGATGATGAAGCCTACGCAGACGCTATGTTCATCAATGCCAACAGCAAGGATGCTCCGCAAATCGTTGACCGCAAGGTACAGCCTATTATCGACCCGATGGAGTGCGGCTCCGGTGACTACTGCAATGTATCCGTAAACTTCTACGCTTACAACGCAAACGGCAATCGTGGTGTAGCGGCAGGGCTTGGCAATATCCAGAAAATCAAGGACGGTGAGCGTCTTGCGGGCAAAACTTCTGCGGCAGCTGACTTTGCCGAGGTTGAATGCGATGAAGATGGCGAGAGCATTTTCAATGAGGACGATCTTCCTGATTATCTGAAAGCGTAAAACACTGTTGCCTGACTTGGACGATTAAAAATATTACCGCAGGCAGGAGAGGTTCGCCTTTCCTGTCTGCACTTTACAAGAGCTTTCGGAGAATGTATTTCTCCGGCGGTTCTTTTAAGGTGCAGACGGCATCAGTTGGCACTGAAAAAACGCTGTTACATACAGCGGAAAGGAGATGATTTTTTGGCGAATAAAAGAAGGTTGCTTTCCATAGATTTGGAGACATATTCCGATGTCGACCTTGCTAAATGCGGTGTATATCGCTATGTTGAAGGAGATTTTCAAATACTGCTTTTTGCTTACGCTTTCGATGATGAGGAAACAAAAATAGTTGATTTTGCTTGCGGTGAACAGCTGCCGCAGAAAGTTGTAGATGCGATATTTGACGATTCTATCATCAAGGCTGCTTGGAATGCACAGTTTGAGCGAACCTGTCTGTCAAAGTATTTTAATACCCGACTATCCCCCGATTCGTGGCAGTGTTCGATGGTGTGGGCAGCGAGCCTTTCGCTTCCTCTGAAACTGAAAACTGCGGCAGAAGTGCTAAAGACCGGTAAGCAAAAGGACGATGCCGGAGAACGGCTTATCAAATATTTCTCTGTTCCCTGCAAGCCTACCAAAGCCAACGGCGGCAGAACGAGAAATCTTCCCGAACACGCACCGGAAGATTGGGCGAGGTTTAAGGAGTACTGCCGTCAAGATGTAAGGACTGAGAGAGCAATAAGAAAGCGGCTGGAGCAATTCCCTCTGCCCGATTCCGAATGGGAGCATTACCACATGGATCAGCGTATCAACGACCGTGGTGTGATGATTGACAGAGACCTCGTTACCCAAGCAATCACCTGTGACTTGATGCTGTCCGAGGAAATGACGAAAAAAGCGTATGAACTGACAGGACTTGAAAATCCAAATTCTGTATCGCAGCTGAAAGGCTGGCTTGAGGAGCGCGGAATATCAGTAGATACTTTAGGAAAAAAAGATGTTTCCGCAATGATAACCAACCTTGACAAACACAGTGTTGACGGTGAGGCACTTGAAATGATGAAGTTACGCTTACAGATGGCGAAAAGCAGTGTAAAGAAATATCAGGCAGCGGAAAGATGTATCTGCGATGACGGACGGGCGCACGGGTTGTTCCGGTTTTCCGGTGCCGTAAGGACTCAGCGGTGGTCCGGCAGATTAATTCAACTTCAGAACCTCTATAGAAACGAGATCAGCACCTTAGATGAAGCCAGAGAGCTTGTAAAGCTCGGTTGTTTCAATATGGTGGAAAGCATCTACGGAAATACACCCGATATTTTGTCACAGCTTATCCGCACGATGCTTATACCGAAACCGGGATGCGAATTTATCATAGCTGACTTCTCGGCAATAGAAGCTCGTGTACTTGCGTGGCTTGCCGGAGAGCAGTGGCGTATTGATGCCTTTGAGCGTGGTGAGGATATTTACTGTGCTTCGGCATCGCAGATGTTTGGAGTTCCTGTCGTTAAGCACGGTATAAACGGTGAGTTGAGAGCCAAAGGAAAAGTGGCTGAATTGGCGTGCATTGCAGAAAATGAGTTGGTTTTGACAGATCAGGGATTAGTACCTATTCAGAATGTAACAACGCATATGAAAATTTGGGATGGAGAGGAGTGGATTAGTCATGATGGTGTCATATACAGAGGAGAAAGAGAAGTTATTACCTACGAGGGACTTACAGCAACACCCGACCACCTCGTCTGGGTTGAGGGGCAATCGCAGCCGATACAGTTTGGAATCGCCGCCGCCAGCGGCTCACATCTCGTACAAACCGGAGATGGTAGGAGAGCAATACGGCTGGGTGAAAATAATAAGCCCGGAGAAAAGATGGTCAAAGGGTTGGCACAAGCCTTATGTACTGACAGAGTGTCAGGGATGTGGAATGATTCAGTGGACGCTTCTCGGAAATTTGACCAGAGGTCTTTCAAAAGGATGTCAGAATTGCACTCAGCAAAGACAGATTCCAAGATGGCTCGACCGCCGGTTGACCGCAGCAAAACAAAGGTGCGAAAATCCAAACGCTCCCGAATATCAAAATTATGGGGCAAGAGGAATAAAGTTCGAATTTCGGAGTGTTACGGAGGCAGGACTTTATTTGATTCAGAAATTTGGAGTGCCAGACAGAAAAATGGAAATAGACCGTATCGACACAAACGGAAATTATTCGAAGGGCAATTTAAGGTTTGTAGATCACAAAACAAATTGTGTAAATCAACGGAGAACAGTCCTAAGTCGATTCGAGCAGCAACACTGGCCGTATGCGAGGAGCGTAGTTATTCGGAAACTGTCGCAGGGATTGAGCAGAGCAGAAATAATTGCGGATGCGGAAACGGCTGTATTCGAGAGAAGGAAAAACTGGCGTTTAATAAGTGCACGGCTCGACTTTATGACATACGAAATGCCGGAAGACATCATCGTTTTACCGTATCGGGCAAGCTCGTCCACAACTGTGGATACGGTGGAGGGACAGGTGCCTTAATCTCAATGGGAGCGTTAGATATGGGTCTTAAAGAAACCGAACTATCAGGCTTGATAGATGATTGGCGTACAGCGAATCCCCACATCGTTAAGTTTTGGTATGCCATGGAAAAAGCCGCTGTTGATACCATAAAGGATTATCAAGAAAGAACTGTCGGAAAGATAGGATTCCAATTTTATGCAAATACACTGTGGATAGTTCTCCCGTCAGGTCGAAAACTTGCCTACATAAAGCCAAGGCTCCAGCCTAACCGTTTCGGTCGTATGGCTGTGACTTTTGAGGGATTGAATGCAGGTAATAAGTGGGTGCGGACTGAGACCTACTCAGGAAAAATCACCGAGAACATTACCCAGGCAACGGCACGAGACCTGTTAGCAGAGGCTATGCGGAGAATGGAACTGGCAGGACTTGAAATCGTAGCACACGTGCATGACGAAGTGATTATTGAAGCACCGATAGGTAAAACAACCGTGGAAGAAGTATGCTCCATTATGAATCAGAATCCTTCGTGGGCGGAAGGACTGCCGCTGTCCTCGGCAGGATATATCGGTGAGAAATTTTACTTCAAAGATTAGTGCAGATAATCAAGAACAACACAAGGAGAATGAAAGCAAATGAACAAAAGACGCTATATTGTCGTAAGTCATTCTTGCGGCACATCGGCAAAAGACGATCCGTATACGGAGCTTGCTGCAGCAGTTTTAATGCAGGCTGTGGATGATTATATCGAAGTGCTGAAAAAGCTTTTGAAAGGCGGTCTTACGAAAAGTGAAATACGTGACTGCGAAATTTTAAAGAAAGAACTGGAACGATTTTTCTATTCACAGGAGTATGAGTTCTATACAGCATTTTTGAGTACGGAGATAGACCCCCAATCACTCATAAAGAACTGTCCTATAAGAGCCAAAGAACGGCTTGAAGAGGAAAAGCAAAAGGAAGAAGAAAAAGCTAAGAAAGCCGCTGAAAAGGCGGCTGAAAAGGCAGCTAAAGAGCAGGCTGAAAAGGCAGTTCAGGAACATCAGGAGCAGGCAGAAAAGGAAGCTAAAGAACAGCCTGAAAACAACAAACAGGCAGAAACACAAGAGAAAGCCGATAAGGCGGAAAGTGAGGAATCAATATGAAACAAGGCAGAACATTACCCGAAGTTATGACGGAACTTAAAAGGCAGAACAAGGAGAAACGAGATTTTATCTGTCCCGCACCGTTGTTCAGACTGGAGGATGACGGGCAGACCTTTGACATCACGAATACGAACACAGGTGTGCAGGAAAGTTTCGGCACAACAAATCTCTTTCACAGACAGATTGGCAGTACACTCAATATCCCCGCAAAATATTATGACATGATGCGTTCTCAAAAGCCCGAACTTTTAGCACAGAATGTAAATGCATGGTTCGGAGACCGCAAACAGTCATATATGATTCGCTCTATGGATTACGGTAACGGACGTGTTGCCAGAGCATTGCTTTCCGACCGTTACAGGCGTATCGATAACCTCCTGATTGCACTGGAAATCCTCCCTATCTTTATGGGAAACGACCAGTACGAGGTGGTATCGGCAGAAGTAACGGAATCCCGAATGTATATCAAAATCAGTTTTCATACGAAGAAATATGAGGTCGTTCCGGGAGATTGGGTCGAGTTCGGTATCATAATTTCCAACTCCGAAGTAGGTCTTGGTGCCGTTATTGTCCGTCCGTTCCTGAACCGCCTTATCTGCACCAACGGCTGTGTTGTTAATGATTTCGGTGAACGTCGCCATCATGTCGGCAGACAGGCAAAAGCTGTGGAGGATAGTTTTGATTTGTACTCCGATGCCGCAATAGAAGCGGAAGATAGAGCATTTATGTTAAAGCTCCGTGATGTGGCAAGAGCAACTCTTGATGAAAGCAGATACCCGACAATAATCGGTAAATTGCAGGACAGCACAAGGGCACTGATTACCGGCAAGGTACAGGATGTTGTGGAACTTACAAGTAAGAACTACGGCTTCAATCAGACCGAGCAGGAGAGTATTCTCGACTACCTTATTCGTGGCGGCGATATGAGCCTTTACGGTCTTTCCAATGCGGTAACAAGAATGTCGCAGGATGTGGAGTCCTATGACAGAGCGACTGAACTTGAAAGCATCGGCTGGGATATTGCCACAATGGAGCCGACAAAATGGAAAGAGATAAATGCGTGAGGTGAAACTGATGAAATATTATGAGGACTACGATGAGAACTATGATGATGAATACTATGGCGAAGAATATCGTGATAACGAATCCTGTGATGAAATACAAGAGGACGGGTACGACACTGATGAGGAAATGTATGTTTACGACCAGTGCTGCGAAAATTGCAGATATTACTGCAGTTGGGGTGAGAAAAGCCAAAGGGGCTGCAAGTTCTATGCAAGGGACGATTATGAGCGTTTTCCGAAATCACATTGGTGCTATCAGTGGAAAGGGATAAAGAAGTCACGCAGCGGAAGATATGGAAGATACGATGACAGCTATGATGAAAGGCACGGTGACCGCTGGTGAGAGAATATGTTGTAGAAAACGAGTTTGTTAAGGCAGTCAGAGCAGTCGGAGGTGTAGCGTATAAGCTCACCTCCCAGACTGCCAACGGTCTGCCCGACAGACTTGTCCTGTTCTTCCCGGCAAAGACTGTATTTGTGGAACTGAAAGCCCCCGGAAAGCAACTCCGCCCCTTGCAGAGAAAACGCCGCTATCAGCTGATGAAACTTGGTTTTCCTGTTATCTGCATCGACAGATTTTCACAGATAAAGCCAGCAATAGTGGCAATAAAGCAGTGGACACCCGGCACACCGTTCCCCGAAAATATCGGTGCAAAGGTGCCGGAACTTGATATTGCAGCCTTGCCGCACGATCAAGGCAGTCTTGATGATATGAATGATTACGGAGATACTTTTGAGCCGGAAGACCCGTCTGTCTTGGCAGGCTTTTTTGATTTGGATAAGCCAAGTAAAGTAAATAAAAACGGAGGTGATGCCCTTTGAAGTTCATACCGCACGATTATCAGCAATTCTGTATTGACTACATCAAGTCACACCCCGTTTCTGCTCTTCTTCTCGATATGGGCTTGGGCTGACAAAACTGTAATAACGCTAACGGCTCTTAATGATCTGATATTCGATGAATTGAAAGTGTCAAAGGTTCTTGTGATAGCACCCCTTCGTGTGGCACAGGTGAGTTGGCCTAACGAAGTAAAGAAGTGGGATCATCTGAAAGACCTTGATATATCCGTTATTATGGGAGACCTAAAGACTCGCAAAGCAGCGGTCAGTACAGCGGCACAGATATACATCATCAATCGTGAAAACATTAAATGGCTCGTGGAGTATTACGATAAAAACGGTCTGCGTTGGGACTTTGACTGTGTTGTTATCGATGAACTTTCCTCTTTCAAAAACTATCAGTCACAGCGTTTTAAGTGGCTGCGGAAAATCCGTCCGTTCGTTAAACGCTGGATAGGGCTGACAGGTACACCGACAAGCAATGGTCTGATGGATTTGTTTTCCGAGATAGGTATTCTTGATGGTGGTGAACGGCTCGGTAGGTTTATCGGTCGTTTTCGAGAAAGCTATTTTAAGCCCGGAAGTATGAATCCAAGCACAGGTGTAGTTTTCAGTTATGTCCCACGCCCCGGAGCAGAAGAAAGGATATATGAAAGAATCTCTGACATCACGATATCCATGAAAGCTCTTGATTACCTCCACCTTCCCGACTGTATCTATGTCAATCACGAGGTGAAGATGTCACCTTCCGAGCAGAAACTCTATGACCAATTAAAGCATGATTTTATTATCCCGACCGAAGACGGTGATATTGACGCTGCAAATGCGGCAAGTCTTTCAAACAAGCTGCTCCAAATGTCTAATGGTGCGGTATATGATGAAAACAAATCCGCACGGTTTATCCACAACAGGAAACTCGAAATGTTGGAAGATTTGATAGAAGCGGCAAACGGTCAGCCAGTGCTTATCGCATACTGGTTCAAGCACGACCGCACCCGTATTATAGAACATCTGACAGCGGCAGGATATGATCCAAGAGATATCAAATCATCCGAAGATATAGAACTTTGGAACAGCGGACAGTTATCAGTAGCACTTATTCATCCTGCATCAGCCGGACACGGGCTTAATATACAGTCAGGCGGGCACATTCTTATCTGGTTCGGTCTGACATGGAGTCTGGAACTTTACCAACAAACAAACGCTCGTCTATGGCGGCAGGGTCAGCAGGAAACAGTAACGATACATCATATCGTGACGAAAAACACAGTTGATGAGGACGTATTGGCGGCATTGGCATCAAAAGATGTGACGCAGGAAAAGCTGATAGCCGCTGTTAAGGCACAGCTGTAACAAAAACAAGAAGGAGAGATTTGAAAATGGGTAGAAAAAACAGAAGAAAAGATGCAATGCAGAATTATAGGGCACTGCTCGGCATGAGGGAGTTATATCTGCACCCTGAGAGCATTCCTCATATACATCACACCGACAGAACTGTCAAAACCGTCAAAACCGTCAAAACCGACAGAACCGTCAAAACCGCCCATAGCGAAAATTCCGTAGTTGCCGTCCATACACCTGACACCAAAGACACCAACAATACAGTTCCCACTGCTGTTCACCGTGGCGATATTTTCTTTGCAGACCTCGGCACTCACAGCGGCACGAGCGTTCAATCGGGATACAGACCCGTGTTGGTCATTTCGAATAACAAAGGAAATGCTCATTCGGAAACGATAACGGTTATGCCAATGACAGGAAGTTTCAAGAGAACCGATCTGCCGTGTCATACTGCTCTTAAACCGGAACAGATAAAGGACAGACAGTGTTCGTTTTCAAAGACAACGATTCTTGCTGAACAGATAACGACAATACCCAAGTCGGCACTGAAAAGCTATGTCGGAAAAGTAGATGCAACGGATGTTATGGGATGTATTGAACACTCGCTCTTTGTACATCTCGGTCTTGCAGCAGCTTTCTGATAAGCCGCTGGTTAAACAATCAAAACTTAGGAGGAAAAATATATGCCTAATAACAGCACGAACACAAATCAAAAAGTTAAACGAGTGAACTTTGTGAACATTCCGCAGGAGTTAAAATCAAACGCATCATTCTGTCTGTGGAAATATGAAAAAAGAAACGGCAGACCTACCAAGGTGCCGTATAATCCGAGAAACGGACAACCGGCAAAAACGAATGACTCGTCCACTTTCTCCGACTTCTCCACAGCTATGACTGCTTATGCAATGGGTGGCTGGGATGGTATCGGATATAGAGTTTCTGAGGGCATTGGTGCTATCGATATAGACCACTGTATCAGAGACGACGGTTCTTTAAACGATGTAGCTGCATCTATTCTCTCCTTTTTCCCTAATGCTTATTTTGAGCGTTCCCCAAGTTCCACAGGCTTACGAGGTTTCTTCAAGCTCTCGCCTGATTTTGCCTATGACAAGACGGTGTATTATATCAACAACCGCAAGCACGGGCTGGAAGTATACTTACCAGGCACTACAAACCGTTTCGTGACAGTCACAGGTGATGTATACCGTCCCGGAAGCGTAACCAGAAACGATGATGCGTTGCAGTCGGTGCTTGATACTTTTATGAAGAGGAAAAACAGGATAGAATCCGGCAGTTCTGTAGAGCCGGTATCATATCTGACCGATGAACAGGTAATAGAGCACGCTTCATCTTCCGAGTCAGGCGACAAGTTCAAGGCTCTTATGGAAGGTCGCTGGGAAGAAGGATATGATTCTCAGTCCGATGCCGATATGGCGTTAATCTCAATTCTTGCCTTTTGGTGCGGAAATGTCGAGGAGCAGATTGACCGTATATTCCGCAGTTCCGCTTTAATGCGTGATAAGTGGGACAGAATGACAGGTGATGCTACATACGGACAGATTACTATCCGTAATGCTGTATCGACTAATTCTGTTATCTACACCCCTATTCTCGACACCATTACCGCCGAGGACGAGTTCGATACTATAACAGATGAAAACGATGCACAAGCCGCATTTACTCCCGACTTGTCGCATATCACCCTCACACTCGAAGAAATGCAGCCGCACACCAATGCAAGGTATCAGAGGGAAGAAATCGGCATAGGTAATATCTTTGCTGATTACTATAAACCCATTGCTCGTTTCGATGCCGGAAGAAATATATGGTATGTGTATGACGGCACTGTATGGCGACCCGATGAAAACGGACTGGCGGTGGCGGAGCTTGCTAAAGTGCTGGCTGACCGTCTGTATGTTTTCGCTTTGCAGATTAAGGATGAAGATACCAGGAACAGATATATCAAGAGAGTGCAGAAACTGCAGCTTAGAAAGAACAGACGCACGATGATCGAGGACGCAAAATCTGTTCATGCCGTGGCACACTCTGTTTTCGATAAAAACATCGACCTCTTTAACTGTCAGAACGGAACGCTGAATCTTACGACCGGTGAGTTCCGTCCTCACAATCCGGCTGACTTCATTACTTTAATTTCAGGCATCACCTACGATCCGTCAGCCACCTGCCCACGATGGACACAGTTTATCAATGAGGTTATGTGCAGTGATTCTGATCTGGCATTATATCTTCAAAAAGCTCTCGGTTATGCACTGACGGGCGATACCTCTTTGGAGTGTCTGTTCATCCTGTACGGTGCAACTTCTCGTAACGGTAAGGGTACCACAATGGAGACATTTCTCAAAATTATGGGCGACTATGGTAAAACGAGTAATCCTGAAATGTTATCCACAAAATTCGGTAATGCTAATGCATCGGGTCCTTCTGAGGAGATTGCAAGATTGGCAGGTGTCCGTTTCGTGAACATTTCTGAGCCTGAGAAGAAGATAACTTTTAATGCGGCTTTAGTTAAAAGAATGACAGGTAATGATACGCTGAATGCCAGATTTCTCCACGAAAACTCATTTGACTTCAAGCCGAATTTCAAGATATTCATAAACACAAACTACAAGCCGTCTGTATCCGATATGACGTTGTTTTACTCCAACCGTCTGAAACTTATACCGTTCAAGCGTCACTTCGAAGAACATGAGCAGGATAAGGGACTCAAGACCTTTTTTGCCGCTCCGGAGAATCAGTCTGCAATCTTTAACTGGTGTTATGAAGGGTATAAGAAATTGAAACGAGAATCTCTCACCGATCCGGCTGCCGTTATCTCCGCCAACAAAGAATATGAGGAGGAGTCTGACCGTATTGGACAGTTTGTAGATGCGTGGCTGGAAGTAGGAGAGGCATACGAGGTGCGTACTTCTGCGGCATACAGACTTTACGGTGAGTGGTGTGATAAGTACGGCTACAGGAAGGAGAATAGTACGAACTTTAATAATGCCATACAGAGGTTCTTCCGCATTGAGAGAAAGAGACCGAAAGGAGAAACCGGAAGTCAGACTACTATGCTTATAGGTTGTCGTTTCTTAGCTATTGAAAACGGTGAATCAGATGAGGAGAAGTCGGAGTTCGAAGCATTGAATTAAACAGAACAATAATTGTGCTATTATCGTTGTGACTGCTTATTGTGACGGTGTATAGTGGTCATTTGAATATGTTTGAATGGACGAGCTATGCAATACTATAAGCATTTGCAATACTTTTCAGGCAGTCTATTTTCATTCGTCTTCCGATTTGTCGCAGCTTGTCGCAGGTTTTTTCGGTGATTATTATTTTTATATTTCTTTATATATATTACTGTTTTTACTTGCGACATCTTGCGACATAATATAAAGAATAATAGATAATAAGAAATAATATAGAAAGCAATGGTAAATAATGGTAGATAATGAGAATTAGAAACCATTAAAGGTTTGTATCGGCTTTTCTTATCCTCGCCTTTACTTTGGAAATCAAATGAGTGCTATTGTTTTGTGGATATTCTTTGAATGAGCCTGTTTCGCTTGTGCCAAAGAGTATGGTGGCGGCGTTGAGGGCACGGTCAAAGGTTGATAAACCCGAATAGCGTGTTTGGAATTACTGCAGTATTGGAGTTTATAATTGTTCGCAAAGAAAGAATAGGCAAAAATGCCAAGAGTGACAGCTTGAAATTGTTTACTGTGCTAAAAAAAGCAAAAATTAATAAAAAATTTATTCAGACACCACCAAAACACCCTCTGAAAAATCTTATATATAGAGGGACGATTTATATTATAGCTTTTACAGCTTTTGCACATTCGATATTTTATGAGAAAGGATTGAAAATATGAGTGGTACAAATAGCAAAGTGTTTTCTGTGAATGAACCTACGAATGACCCTGTGAACCACCCTGCTCACTACACGACCGGCAAAATCGAAGTAATCGATTACATTGAAGATCAGAAATTACCCTATCACCTCGGCAATGCTGTCAAGTACATTTCAAGAGCTGGAAAAAAGGATAAGGATAAAATAATCGAGGATTTGAAAAAGGCTGTGTGGTATATTCAGCGTTATATCGGGCTGATAAACCAAGGAGATACTGCTGATGGTGCAACGGACTGTGCGGACAGTACAACTGATGCGGCAGACAGAGCAAATGGTTCAAATGACTCCGATGCCGAAGACGACCAGTGCATCAGCCCCTCCCTGTCAGAGGACTTCATAAACACAGAGATATTCATAGACTTTGATTCGGAACTTATTTACGGTGAAGATCAGGCTTACATATGCTGTCCTAAACGATTCCCTACAGTCCGCTTTCAGCTGAAGCCGACAAGAGGACTTGTTCAAATAGCTGACGGCAGAAGACACAAACTGGGATTCAAGTCTATGTATCCCGCACAAGGATGTAAAAGTAATGATTGTAATGCTTGTACTGACTGCAACGACATTGACTGTGATGGTTGGTATGACTTCTTCATAAGCCTGAACGGTTTAAACGAAAGCCACCTTGACACCTGCATAGCTGTTGTGGTGGCAGGTTCTGACAGCCCGGACAATGAGGATATGTACACCATCGATTTAAGCGAAGATGAACAGAAGATGCTTTACAAACGCTTTGATGAGCAGTGCAGAAAAAATATTGATAAGACTTGTGAAGAACTGCTGAAAGAAGCCGAAGAGATGATGGAATAGTAAGCAAGCCTCAACAACGGAGCAGTTTTTATTGCGGTGAAGTAAGGAGGTGTGCCCAATGCCAAGAAAACCGAAAAGACCGTGTGCTTATCCAAATTGTCCGAAACTGACAGATGATTTGTACTGCGAGGAGCATAGAAAAATAGCCAATCAGCAGTACGAAAAATACGGCAGAAAATATAAGCGGAGCGAGCGTTACGGTTCTGCGTGGCAGAAAGTCCGTGACCGTTATGTAAAACTGCACCCGTTCTGTGAGATGTGTTTCGAGGAAGGACACTTCGGACACGCTGACATTGTACACCATATCAAACCTTTAGCCGAGGGTGGAACGAACGATGAATCAAACCTGATGTCCGTCTGTTTCCACCACCATGAGCAGATACACCGTGGACGGGGCGACAGGTAATACACTATCACAAGTGAGTATAAATGTGATTAAAACATTACAACATAAATTCCCGTAAATTGCCAAAAATGCTGGCATAGTATACAAAACTACACAACAAAAAGACCCCCAGGGGCGGTCGAAATCCATAAAAAATGTTCGGAAGAAGAACGGGCGCCCCTCTCGTGTGCAAAAGTCGCATTTTCAAACAGGGTATATGCCCCGGTACTCCTGAAAAAATTTCCTCAACGGCAATTTAATATGGATCGTTCTATAAATGCCCCATAAATCCCCAATAAATCCGCAATAATCAAACACAATTCAAACACATCAGCCCGAACGCAATCGGGCTTTTTTACTGCAATTTTTCAATCGGGGTTTGATATTTTTTCAAACATCGTTTGATTTTATAATTCTTTACAGAACAGGAGGTGCGTGAAACAATGGCGAAAGACGGAACCAATCGTGGCGGAGCAAGACCGGGTGCGGGACGTAAGCCGAAAGCACTCAAAGAAAAACTGGATGCCGGAAATCCCGGAAACCGTCCGTTAAGGCGGCTCGACATTCCCGAAAATATCGAAGGGGTCGATATGCCGAAACCGAGTGATTATCTCTCGGCAATACAGCGTGACGGAAAACCTCTCGGTGCTGACGAGATATACACCAAAATGTGCAGATGGCTTGGAAAGCTGGGCTGCGATAAATTAGTGAATCCTCTGCTTGTTGAACAGTATTCGATGTGTGCGGCAAGATGGATGCAGTGCGAAGAGGCTGTAACGAAGTATGGTCTTGTCGGCAAGCATCCGACAGTGACAACATCGGTGGTGCAGAGCCCATTTGTATCCATGAGCCACAGCTATCTGAAACAAGCTCAGCAGATGTGGCTGCAAATATACCAAGTTGTTAAAGAGAACTGCACTGTGGATATTGACAGCGGCGGTGAGAATGACCTAATGGAGAAACTGCTCCGTGCGAGGGAGGTAAAGTGATGCGGCGAAAGAACGATCTGTCGGAGTTTATGGAAACTCTGAAAGCAAACAAGCACAATCTGACAAGCTGCCAGTATCAGAAACTGAAAACACAGGCACTTGCCGGAAACTACATTGATGCCCGTAAGGGACTGAAAAAGTTCCTGAAACGGAAATTCGGATAGGAGGTAAAAATTTATGTACGAAAAGGTGAATCCCCAGCACCCCGACAAGACAGCAGACAGAATTGCGGGGGCACTTGTTGACCTTGCTTACACGAAAGAAAAGAATCCGAGAGTAGCGGTTGAAGTTTTGCTCGGACACGGTTTCTGCCATATTATGGCAGAAACATCTGTGAATTTTGAGAGCAGCGAAGTGGAGAACATTGTCAATCGTCTTGCACCGGAACTGACGGTTGACTATCTCGAAGTTAAGCAGGACAGCATTCTTGCAAAGAATCAAGAGGGGCATATCCGCTGCGGTGACAACGGTATCTTCCGTGGCGTGCCTGTGACGGAGGAACAGAAACGATTAACTGAAATGGCAAAGCAGTTTTATTTTGCTTTCGGTGAAGATGGAAAATATGTGCTTGACGGCGGCAGACTTATCATCTGTCAGAGCAATGCCGATACAGAAAATCTCCGCAAGCTGTATCCAACTGCCGAAATCAATCCTCTCGGTGACTGGACAGGCGGCAGTGATGTCGACTGCGGTGCAACAAACCGCAAGCTCGGAAGTGATATGGGCGACAGCATCACAGGCGGCGGTTTGCACGGAAAGTCCTTTTGTAAAGCCGATGTCAGCGTGAACATTTGTGCTTTTCTCAAGGCACAGGAAACGGGCAGACCTGTTGAAATAAGCTGTGCCATTGGTGATGAAGTGGTTGACGGCAAGCCGTATTCCGAAAT